GCGTCCGGGAGAGCGTGGCGGGTAGCGCGCGGTAGCCGCTCCTGGGACGTGAGCCGGGGCGCTAAAATTTTTACTGTAGACAAATAGGAGATTCACAATGGCAAACGGACTTTATGACCGCGGGCGTCAGGGCTTCCTGGCAGGCGAAATCGATTGGGACGCAGATACGATCAAACTCATGCTGATTGATCACGCCGACGACACCCCGTCGCTAACCGGTGACAATGCCCTGAGCGACCGGGCCGCGCCCAGTCGGGTGGCGACCTCTGGCGCGTTCGCCAGCAAGACGACCACAGCGGGCGTGGCGGATGCGGCAGACGTGACACTGAGCACGGTGACGGGCGACCAGGCGGAGAGCATTGATATTTTCAAGGACACCGGTACGGAATCAACATCCTGGCTCATCTGCAACATTGACACCGCCACGGGACTCCCGGTGACGCCAAATGGGGGAGATATAATTTGCCAGTTTGACAACGGCAGCAACAAAATTTTTAAACTGTAGATGTATCGATGTTGGAAATCGGAGTAAATCATGTCCCAAATCCTCATCCCGCAGTACACCCAGGTGTCCATCCGGCAGGAGGGCACCCGCGTCATCATCCTCCACAACGGCAAGGCACTGATGGATTTGACCTGGGAGGCTGCCAAGCAACTGAGCCGGGCCATCCTCGTCAAGGCGCTGCTGGCCGAGGAGGAGGCCAAAGCCTGGGACATTATCGCTGACCAGGCCATCCTCACCCGCACCGGCAGCCCGTTCGGCTTGACCAACAACCCGGCCATGCTGCACGAGGCGGGCAAAGAGGCGGCCTGGAACAGCGACCTGCGGCGCTACATCCGGGGCAAGCGGGCCGGGGGGATCGAATCGCAAAGCGTGGTGGGGACGCCCGCCATCATCAGAATGAATCCGAAGAAATAGGAGACAACTATGTACGACAACATGACCCTGGCTGAGTTAGAGGCGGCCAGCCAGAGCATCAGCAGCCAGCGCCAGGCGCTCAAAGAGCAAGCCGGCGCAATCCAGACGGTGATCGACCGCAAAACCGCAGAGGCTAACGCCCAGCGGTTGATTGCCGGGCTGGGGGATGCGGACAAGGCTGCGCTTCTTCAGGCCATCCAGGGGAGCGGCATCCCCAGCGGGGAAGTGGTTAGAGGGCTGGCGTAATGTCGTCGTCAGGCGATGGCATTATTCGCTATTTTGCACCGCTCAAGACGCCAACAGCGGTGCTCAAATATCAGTTCGACTGGTCTGACTGGTTGAACGGGGCGCAGATTCAGACCTCAGTCTGGGCGGCGGACACCGGTGTTACTGTTTCTGGCATTGCGCCGGTCGGGCCGATTACCGCCGTGTCGGTGTCGGGCGGCACGGAGCGGACTGCCTACCGAGTGACTAACACCGTCACCAGCGATGCCGGGGAGACTGACACGCGCACGGTGCTAATTGTCGTGGGGCCGACCACGGCGGGCGCCAACGGCATCCAGGCGGATATGCTGGCATTCCGGCTGTACAGCATGATCGCTCCACGCGGCGATGTACCAGGCGACTACGAGCAGCTGGCCAGCGATGCGGTCAACCGGCTTTCGCAGGATGTGCCACTACTCAAGCGAGCTACGCTCAACGTGGTGGCTGGTCAAGCCGCCTACACCCTGCCTGATGGCTTCCAGAGCATGATTGAACTGACCAGCCCGATGGCCGAGGGTGGGGTCATCATCAGCAATGCCGGGATTATCCCGGTCTCGGCAGGCTGGGAAGAAGAGTACGACATTGCGGGCAACCAGTTGACCTTCACGCCCACGCCGACTTACACCATGAGCCGAGCCTACCGCTACAGTGCCGCTCATGTGCTGACCGATGGTCGCTACGCCACCCTGACCGAGAATCTGGCGCGCATTGCTCTGCTTTACGCACAGGCGCAAGCCCTCCAGGCGCAAGCCGCTGCGGTGGCGGGCAACTCATGGAAGTACACGATAGGCGATGAGTCGGTGGACAAGACCGGCCAGAGCAAAGGGCTGCAAGCGCAGGCTGATGCGCTGATGCTGCAATACCGAACCGAGGTGCGCAAGCTTCAGGGCTACGGCTCACAGGCCACATTCGACAGAGCGGGGTACTAACACATGGGCCTGATGAGCAGCGCAGACTGGGCGGCAATGGCCGGGGATACCGAGCAGATCTGTGACGACAACGCAGTCAGCATCGCCATTCGGCGGGGCGGGTCCACCCTGGCCGGTCAATCGGTGCGGATTGCAGGCAATGGGGCGGGCCGGGTCAATGACACGGACGGGGCCAGTCAGTCAGTGGGCACGGTGGTGGTGCTGGGCAGCCGGACGCTCGATATTCAGGTGGGCGACCGGTTCACCAGCGGCGGGCAATTGTATGAGGTTGAGTTTGTGCGCACCAACCGGATGATCGGGATTATGGCGCAAGCGAGGATGGTGGCGTAGATGGCGGCAAAGGTGGCAGATGACGGCAATCATTGGATTTTCAAATGCCCGGCGTGCGGATTGCATTACATTCGCAAGGGCAAGGGTTGGCATTTTGATGGCAACGTAGAAAGCCCAACTATTTCGCCGTCGTTGGTTGAAATCACGAATTCAACCAACCATCCACATCACCAACCCGATGTACCCATGACGCGTTGTCATCTCTTTGTGAGCGCCGGGAAGATTGAGTTCTTAAACGATTGCACTCACCCGTATGGTGGTCAAACCATTGAGATGACCGAGTTTTCGGAGGACGAGCTAAAACGGTATGAGCGAAAGGCAATTAAATCAAATCGCATGGGCACTGCTTTACATGAAGGTGTTTAGTCATGGCGCAGATGGGCATAACGGGCTTCTAGTGGCGGCAGAACTGGCGATTCAATCTGGCTACGAGCTAACGATTGACATCAATGGCAATGTAAAAGCATCTGCGCCTAATCCCAAGCGAATCTTTGACATCAAATTGAACGTTGGCGTTATCGCTTGTGATTTTGTACTCACAAAGAACGGCGAAGAAGTTTTGAGATTGACTGCGGACACTTTTACCAACGACGATGCCTAGCAAAGCAGGCGGCATCCGCTGGGTGCGCCCACCAGAAGACCTGGCCAGGGCCGTCGAGCAGTATGGCGAGAAGGTGTTGGTGGCCGTGGCCGCGGTCGCTGGTCGCATCGCCACTATCATGCAGAACAGTGCCAAGCGCAATGCGCCGTGGACGGATAGGACGGGCAATGCGCGCAGTGGGCTGTTTGGCACGGTGGAGACCGACTTATCCAGGCAGATGGTGATTATCTATCTGAGCCATAGCGCGATGCTTGAGTATCCCTTATGGCTCGAGCTGCGGGCCGGCGGTAAATTTGCGATCATCATGAAAACCATAGAAGCCCATCTGCCCGAACTAAAAGAAATGCTCGACGAGATATTCTGATGATACCCGCCATCTGCACCTTACTCACCGCCGACGCCACCCTGCTCACCTACCTGACCGGCGGCGTACACAACGGGATAACCGTCCACGAAATATCGCGCCAGAACACGCCCGCCGCCTTCGACGCCAACAAAGAACTCCTGCCCTGCGTGTTGGTCAAGCCGGAGGCGCAAACGCCCTGGGGGCCAAACCGTGACAGCGCCCGGCTCTATGTGCAGATGTTCTTTTACCAGCGTTTTGGGTACGGCTCTATCGAGGCGGCGGCCAACCGGGTGTACCAGTTATTGCACCGGGCGCGCTTTGCCACGATGGGCGGCGATGGCATGGCAGAGATCCACCACGCTGACGACCTGCGCGGCATGGAAGACCAGGCGCTCGGTGCGGCGCTGATCACGAGTCGTTATGTTGGGCATATCAGGCGGGTGCGATGAGAGTGCTGTTTATGGTGGGCCTGCTTGTGTGCGTAGCGGCGATTGTGTTCGTCCTGTCGCTGGCGGTGCTGAAATGCGGAAATCGGGGTGGCGTGCTGGTGCTGACGGTTGTGCCTGGCTGGGCCTGTGTTGAGGTGGTTAAGTGAACTTTGGTCAAGCAGCCTTCGGGCTGCGACAAGTCAAGCTGACCGACACAGCAGGCGGGGCGGTGGTCTACCTGCCAGCCGCCATGATGCTGCACTTTACAGAGAAGACGCAGAGCGCCGATTTTGCCGCTGATGGCGTCTGGGTGGCGGCTCGCACCATGCCGGTCGGGGTGGAGTGGGAACTGGAAGCGGGCGGGATCAGCCTCGAAGCCTACGCCAAGATGACCGGCAGGACAGCCACGGCGGTAGGAGTGGCGCCCAACCGCACGGTGACGATGGCCGGCGACGGAGGGACGGATTTCCCCTATTTTCGCATTTATGGGCAAGCGGTCGATGACGTGACCGGCGATATTCATTGTGTGATCTACCGGTGCAAGGTGCAGGAAATAGAGGGCACCATGCGAGCCGGTGAGTTTTGGGTGACATCATGCGCTGGAATCGGCGTTGACGATGCAACCAACGGGCTATTCCAGTTCGTACAGCACGAAACAAAGGTGGCGCTATGAAATACATAGAGCTACTTGTGCAATGGGTTACGGCTCTCTTCCAGATAAAAGCGGAAGAACCGGAACTATTTCGAGTATTTGAATTGTAGTTTTAGGAGATAAACATCATGGCTTACGGGAATGCCCCCTTCGGGCTTCGAGATTTGAAATTGACCAAGTTGGACGGGTCGTTACAAGTTGACCTGCCCAACGCCTTGACGCTCACCTTTAAGGAGCGGCTAACCTCAGGCGAGTTGCGCGGTGACGATGCGACGGTTTCGGTTGTAGCGATCACTGATGCGGTTGAATGGGAGATTGAAGCAGGCGGTATCGACCTGGCCGCCTACGCGCTGATGACCGGGCGGACAGCAGTTACAGCAGGCACCACGCCCAACCGAACAACCACGCTTGGCGGCAATGCCGGTGACAACTACCCATATTTCAAAATCTACGGGAAGAGCGTTGGCGACAATGCCACTGATGACATCCACGTCAAGATTATGAAGGCCAAGCTCACCAGTCCACTGGAAGGCGAGTTTAAAGACGCTGAATTTTTCATGACCAAGTGCAGCGGCGTGGCAATTGACCCCGGCGCAGGAAACCTGTTCGAGATAGTTCAGAACGAGAGCGCGGCCAACCTGCCATCCAGCTAATCAGGAGTAATTGAATGAACCTAGAGGAATGGCGCGCCGCGCGGGCGGAAGGCGAAGAAGCCGAACTGCCCAGCGGCTTGACGGTGAAGCTGCGGCGCGTGTCCGCGCTGGATCTTGCCAACCAGGGCAAGATCCCCAGTACGCTTCAGCCACAGGTTGACAAGTTCTTGGTCAAGAGTCAGCAGCAAAATAACAACAAAACATCGCTCTCTGACCTCAAGGAATTCTTGCCGGTGGTTACGCTGGTGTGCAAGGCGTGTGTCATCGGGCCAGAGGGACTGGACGTAGAAGAACTGCCGGTCAATGACAGGATGTTGATCTTCGGCTGGGCCAACGAGGGGGCTGGCCGGTTGCAAACTTTTCGTAAGTCAGCGAAAAAATTTGTGGAACCTGCACTCGATGGCAGCGGAGTACGGGCAGAGGCCGAGTAGTTTTCTCGGCCTACCGCCTGAATCGTGGGAGGCATACCAGTTGGATCATGCCGCCTTTATCCTGGGCAAGCATGTCGAAAACCTGCTGGGCGAGAAAGACAAAAAAGGCAAGCCGGTTTACAAGCTGGCCGATCTACTCGCTGAACCGCAAGAGGGCGAGGGCAGCCCGATGTTTAGGTCACTCAAGGGCATGGTCATGAAAAAGGTGCAGATTAAGCCGGATGGCACATGGGATGATTAGGGGAGGTTCAATCTGGTAAATTTAGGGTCCGCCTACGGCGAGATTTTAATATCCACCCAGGGCGCTCAGCAATCCGTGCAGTCCCTCTCCTCTACCCTGCGCAGCGTCGGTAGCACGCTGTCGCTGGCAGTGACCGCGCCCCTGGTTGGCATTGCCACGGCCGCGATTTCTAGCGCAGCCGACTTCGAGCAGTCAATGAACATCCTCCAGTCTGTCAGCGGGGCCACCGGCGAGCAGATGGCCGCGCTCCAGGCGCAGGCGTTGCAACTGGGTGCTGACACGTCGTTCTCCGCTGGTGAAGCGGCGGCGGGCATGTTGGAGCTTGCCAAGGCGGGCATGACCGCCGAGCAGACCGGCCAAGCCATCGAAGGCGTGATGAGTCTGGCGGCGGCGGGCAATCTAGGCCTGGCGCAGGCCGCTGAAATTGCCGCCAATGCGATCAACGCTTTTAACCTGCCCGCCTCGGAATCGGGCCGGGTGGCAGACCTGCTGGCAGCAGCGGCCAACTCCTCCTCAGTCGAGGTCACTGACATGGCGCAATCGTTCAACATGGCGAGCGCCGTATTCAGCAGCAGCGGGCAGTCGATTGAAGATCTCTCTACCGCCATCGCCATCCTGGGCAATAACGGACTGAAAGGCAGTGACGCCGGCACGTCGCTCAAAACGATGATGATGCGCCTGACTGCGCCGACCAAAGAGTCCAAAAAGCTTATGGACGAACTGGGCATCAGCATCTATGATGCCCAAGGCAAGACCAGGGCATTCCCTGACATTTTGGCCGACCTCCAGCAGGCCATGACCGGGATGAATGAGGTTACCGTGGTTTCGGGCGGGCGCACGCGCGAGCAGACCCAGCAGATGGAACACTACGCCCAGGTCATTAAGCGCACCAAACAAAAGCTAGCCGACTATCAGGCCGGAGTGGCCGGAGTGGCGCAGAGCGAAGATGCCAAGCGGGTGAGCGTAGACCGCTTGAATCGCGAACTGGCAGCGGCTGAAGCCGCCTATGGGCAACTGGCAGGCATTACCGGCACGACCTCGACCGTCATGCACCAAATGACCGAGGAAGAAAAGAACAACGCCCTGGCTATGATTTTCGGATCCGACGCCGTGCGCGCCGCCAACATCCTGATTGGGGAGGGCACCGACAAATTTAACGAAATGAAGGGCGCCGTCACTGAACAAGGCGCAGCCGCCGATGTCGCTGGGGCCCGCATGAAAGGCTTCAACGGGGCAATCGAATACCTGAAAGGCTCAATCGATTCGTTCCTGATTGGCACGGCGTTGCCCTTCCTCGACATGTTCGGCGGACTGGTGCGCTATGTGGCCGATACGGTGACATGGTTTGGGCAATTGTCGCAGCCGGTGAAGAATGCGGCGCTGGCTTTTGCCGGGGTGTTAGCCGCGGCTGGGCCATTGATGATGGCGCTGTCCTATATCGGGCCAATGATTGCAGCTTTGTTTAACCCCATCACGCTGGTTATTTTGGGGGTGGCCGCATTGGCAGCGGCCTGGACAATGAATTTTGGTGGTATTCAAGAAAAAACTTTTGCGGCGTGGGCGGCGATTCAGCCGGTGCTGATGAGCGCCTACACTTGGCTGCAAACCAATATACCGCTAGCGCTAGCCGTGTTAAAAGGCTGGTGGGATGGCGTATGGCCTACGTTGGCCGGGGTCGCAACTACAGCGTGGGCTGCCATCAGCAGCGCTGTCGGCACCGCTTTGGGCGTGATTCAGCCATACCTGACGACGTTGTATACCTGGTTACAAACCTATATCCCGTTGGGGCTAGCCATGCTGCAAGCATGGTGGAATACCACCTGGCCGCAACTCCAGTCAGCGGTGGCGACAGCCTGGGCGGCTATCGGGCCGACATTGGCGCTTGTTTACACCTGGCTACAAACCTACATCCCGCTAGCAATCAGCACATTGCAGTCCTGGTGGAATACCGCCTGGGCTGCCATTTCGCCCATAGTCTCCACCGCCTGGGGCGTGATTCAGCCGATACTCAACTCTGTCTACACTTGGCTGCAAACCAATATCCCCACATCGCTGGGTGAGTTGCAGGCGCTTTGGAATACCGCCTGGCCGGTGATCAGCGCAGCCGTGGGCACGGCCTGGGGGCTGATGCAAACGGCTTTCAACACCATTTACGCTTTTGTCACTGTCACCATTCCAGCGGGCATTCTCTATCTGCAATCCTGGTGGGCGGCTGCCTGGGGCGGAATTTCCAGTTCAACCACAGCCGCATCCTCTACCCTCTCCACGGTCTGGGCAACCATCCAGACCGGGTGGAATCAACTGATGGCCATCTTTGGCCCGACAATTGAGAATCTGAAAACCGGGTTCAACGAGATGATAGCGGGCTTCTCGACAATGGGGCCGGAGTTTCAGGCACTTTGGGCCGCGATTCAGCCGGTGCTCCAACAAATCGGCATTGCGGTAGCGGTTGCCTTTGGCGGAATTGCTGTTTTCTCGATGAATGAATTTGCTGCCATCATGAAAAACCTGCCCAACGTGGTCGGGATCGTGGTCAGCCAACTCACCGTTATTTTTACTGCTATCGGGCAAATCGTAGCGGGTGGGGTTGCGCTGGTAACGGCCATCCTCAACGGTGACTGGAAGGGCGCCTGGGAAGGGGCCAAATCGATTGTAGTGGCGCTGAACGATTTTTTGCAGGGAACATTGGGCAATGCGTGGGCGCTCTTGGGGACTTCAATCCAACTAGTTGGCGACATTGTAGCGAACATTCTGAGCGGGTTGGGTTTTGAGGCGGCGGCGGAACAGGTGACAGCTTTCACCGCAAAAATATCAGGGCTAGTTGCCTGGATCTCTCGGCTCATCAAGGGCGAGGTGTCAGTCAACCTGCAGGCCCCAGCCTGGCTGGACTCGCTTCTGGCCTGGGCCTGGCCAGTGGTTGGACCGGCGGTGGATTGGGTGAAAACCCTACTCGCCTGGGCCTGGCCGGCGATGATGGCAACAGCCGAAGCGTGGGTGCAAACTCTCATGTCATGGGGGTGGCCGGATTTCATCAGCGAACCGAGCTGGGTTAGCGACTTGTTTGACTGGGACTGGCCGGATTTTATTGCCTCTCCAGCTTGGCTAACCGATTTGCTTGGTTGGGACTGGCCGGATTTGCCACAGCTACCGTCGTGGCTGGGCGGTGGCGAGGGCAACGCTGGTGGCACCTCCTACGCTTTCGGCCAACGCAGCGCCTTAAACGAACGGGGCCGCGAGCTGGTCTCTATCCCCTCCGACCAGGGCATCCTGCCGCCCGGCAGCCGGGTCTACACCAACGGCCAGAGCAACCGGATGTTGGCGGGCGCGGGTGACGGCGGCATTGTGATCAATTTGAATGGCACTGTCATCAACAGCGACCGGGACATCCATAGCCTGGCCAACGAGCTGGGCAGCCTGCTCAAAAGGAAACGGTAATGCTGCGCATCACCAACGGCACCACCACCATTACCCTGTCCGGCGACGCGCCCAACGCCATCCTGGGCTGCACCTACTGGCCGGCCACCGGGGGCGGGAAAGAGATTACCGAGACCATTCCCGTCATCCTCGAGGGCAGCGAAGCCACGGTCAAGGCGACCGTGCAGGCTATCACCAACCTACTCAGGGAGGCGGAGCAGGCAGACGAGGCGACCAACTACATCGTCTACCTGGAATTTCAGGCGACGGCTGGCTCATCGGTCTACCGCAGCGAAATCAAAACCGGCTGGGCCAACTGGGACAAAGAGCCGGTGCGCCACAAACTCGACAGCGCCAGCAACGCCGTAGAGGTGGCGGTCATTCTCACCAGGGCCAACTACTGGGAAGGCCCGGAGACGGAGGTGGCGCTGTCCACGCAGGCACAGAGCGCGTCTGTCGGCGGGCGCACCATCTACAATAACGACAATGCCACCTCACAGAACAACTATGCCCAGGCAGCGGCCAACCAGATTCTGGGGGATCTTCCTACCCCGCTGAAGGTGCGCGTGACCAATGCGGCGGGTACGGGCGTAGCGTGGAGACGCTTCCACCTGTGCAACAATGTATTTTCAGACCCAGCAGCCGCCGACGTGTGGCTGCTGGGCAGTGAAGCGGTGGGCGGGGCATCTCAATCCTGGGGAGCTGGGGGCATCACGCACACCTCACAGCTTTATATTTTTAATCTCACTACAACCTTGTTGGGGCAATTTAGAGGGCGCACGGCCAGGGTATTGGCCGCGTTCACCTCAGCCACGGCGGGCATCTATTTTAAGGCGGGCATGTATACCTCGTTCGGTGGGGTCTATACGCCGCTCAGGGTACGGCGCTCCGAGGTCTACAACTCCGACAGTAGCGGCATCTCAGCTTTTCGCCTGCTCGACCTGGGTCAATTCCCCATCCCGCCCGGCGGCTACAACGCCGGGGCGGCGGGCGGGGCGGCGCTGATCATCACGGCGCGCTACCCTGGGGCTGGCTCCACCAACCTGGATTTTATCAATCTCATGGCCAGCGACGGGGGCGACGATTTTAACAATTTCGCCCACTGCGAGCAGCTTGGCTACACCACGGGCAACGGAGACAGCATAGAGCTAGACGGCATTGACGGCGGCGCTTTTTCGCTTTTTAGCGGCAGCCGGCAGCCGTTCATCAAGTTGCACACCGATTACCTGTATGGCTGGCCGGGCAAGGTGCAACGCTTTCACGTGCTCTATGATGAGGGCGCAGCCTTCACCGCCGGGCGACAGATGACGCTACGCGTGTTCCACCGCCCGCGGGTCAGGACGGTGGGCTGATGAGTCGATTTACCGTCTCGCTCCAGCAGCGCAATTTTACCGAGTACATCACCTCGGCCAACATGCAGTTTACGCCAAGGCGCTGGTCAGCCAGTGATATGGGTGGGCCAAAAGATGCCGAGATTGAACTGACCGGCCCGCTCTCGGCGCTGATTGAGGCGACCGACTGGATCGGCTTTCCGGTCAAAATTATCAACGCTGCTGGCTCGGCGGTGTGGTGGGGCGTGATCTCGACCATTGACGGCAAAATCGATTCAATGGATTTTGCCGTCAGCCTGGACGATATCGTCAATCGCATCAAGATCATCTATAGCTATCAGGGGCCTGATGGCAGCGCGCTGTCAGGCGAAACTGCCTGGACGCAGGATAGCAATAGCACCAGCGAGTACGGCACCTGGGAAGAGATCAAATCGATCGGCGAGGCCACGGTGGAGCGGGCCAACCAGGAGATCACCACCACTCTGGCCGATCATGCCTACCCGGCCACCAGCGAATTTAGCATCGGCGGTGCACCGGAGAAAGGGCGAATAACTCTCCACTGCAAGGGCTGGTGGTCAACGCTCAGGGCCAAATACTTCGCCCGGCCTGATGGGGTGGAGAAACACACCAGCGGTGACACAAACAGTGTCAGCCTGGGGCAAAAACTCACCGCCAACTCTATCGGCTTTGAATCCAACAACGACTACATCCACGACCTCTATGGCCGAATGAGCGAGTTCAGTTCGGGCCAGCGCATCCGGGTCGGCGGGGCCAGCAACGGCGCCAATAACGCCACTTTCAAAATCAGCCGGGGCACCAACCAGACTGCGCTGACGATTATCAGCACGCTGATTTTCTTCGATCCCCAAGATGATGTCATGGCGCCGGAGGGGTCAACCCTGTTTGCCGACATTGACGCCAACGACCTGATCTATATTTCTGGCTCATCGGGTCTGGACAACAACGGCTACTTTTGGGTAGTGGAATCATCCGGCAGCAACCACCTGGTAGTAGACAGCCCCGACATCGGGGCCGAGCCGCCAGGGGATACCATCACGGTTTTACGCGGCAACGCCGTGGGCATTGACGGCGGGCTGGTCAGGGAGAAACCCGGCGCCACGGTCACGATCACGATAGTGGGTGAGATGCTGGCGCAAAAGTTCACCGTCTCCGAAGCCGTGGGCTTTTATGTCTACGAGATTTACATTCGAGTGGGCAAGGTCAACCTGCCATCAGACGGCATTATCCTGAGTATCTACACCGACAGCGGCGGCTTTCCGGGTACGCTGATTGAGCAGGTGACGGTGGCGTCTACCGGCATTCCGGTTGACGCCGACTGGGTGAAATTCGCCTTCACCGGCGCATCATTCATCAGCCCCGGCGCCTATTACCACCTGGTTGTGCAGCGCAGCGGAGCCAGTGTCTACAACAACTATTACACGATCGAGTTCGACCAGGATGCCGGCTATCTCAACGGCTCACTACAAATGTGGGATGGCGTGGGGTGGGTGGCGCCGGAGGTGGCCAGCGACCTCTACTTCGCCATTTGGGGAAAAGAACAAACCACGGCGCAGATCCAGCGCATGGTGACGGAGGGTGGTCAGTTTATCCAGTCCTGCCAGGTGCTTGACGCCAGCGGGCTGTACACCTATCAGTATCGTGATGGCGACCTGCGCGCCATCCACGAGATTGAGGGCTTGCTACAAGCCGGGTCCAGCGACGGCAAGCGCTTGATTGCGCAGGTCAATGAGCAGCGCCACCTGGTGATCTCCAAGCGCCCGGATGCCAGCAACCAAGAGCAAACAGTCATGGTGACGCTGGACAACAAATGGACTGACATTGCTGGTAGCAAGCTGGATGATGGTTACTTGCCAGCGGGGCAATGGGTGCAAATTCGCGGTGTGCCACCTGACCTCAATGCCGCCACCCGCATCAGTCCCTTTTACGTGGGTTTTGCTGAGTACGACGCTGAGAGTGGCGAGTTGCGTTGTGACCGCAACTCAGACCGGGCCATCGGCGATATTAGTAAAGTGGATAATGGATAATGCAGCGCAGCAAACAACTTGACCTATTTCGGCCAACAATTACCAAATGGATAAATGATAGCATCTCTGCCAGCCGCGCTGGCGGTGCCACTGGCCTACCGACCGGCCCGGTGCCCTGGTCGAATGTGAGCAAAGCCGGCTCCTCTATTGCCGACCTGGAATCGCATTCCCACGGCTCGCTCACTGACCTGGACGGCGACCACCACACGCGTTACCTGCACCTGGACATTCCGCGCACGGTCAACGCCAGTCACACCTGGTCTGCCAACCAACGGTTTGACGGAAGTGTGGGGATCGGGGTGTGGCCTCCAACCTACCGATTCGAGGTGGGGGACAGAATCCGGCTGCGGTCCGGGGCGCTGGGGGAAGCAGGGTTGTTTCTGGCCGC